TAAGTAAATTGCATGTCAGGAGCAACCCCAACTCAGTATATTTTTAAGCACATTACCAAGCTTTAGTTTCGTGCCCTTACTACTGGGTATCCTAGCTAGGATAATTCTTTAAAGAGAGAGCTCACTGTTATGGGCTCGGATTTGAAAAGGACTTGCCCTTTTGAAGCACACCCTTAGATATTATGCTACCTAAGTTTTTGTCGACTGTGCTAAGTCCTACTCTCTCTTATTCTTTAAAGAGCTAGACGATTATTGCCACCATTCAACAGGCAATCTTTGGTTTCTCTTCTAGCTCTCGTTTCTGTGATGTAGGCATTGATAGGATATCTTTTTGGGAATATTTTAATGGGTTTTCTCCCTGTTTTAAGACTTTCTAGCCACAGACTTTCACTGCCAAGCCCAACCTACATCACTCTCTTTGCTAGTTCGTGTGGGGAAGGAAAATAAGGTGGTAAAAATAATAAAAACCCACCTGTAAAAAACCACACTTTACTAGCTAAGAAACTCAATCTCTTTTCTCCTCTTCATATTTCTCTTTTAGGATCATTTTTATTTTTTCTAACCTTTTATTTGTTTCTGCATAATCAATGTTCATTTTCAAATATAGATTAGATATTTCTTCTGAACAAGATTTAATATCTTTTGTTAGTTTATTTATACCTAAAATTGTTTTTAAAAAAGTAATCATGTTTATCCTTTTAAATTAGCCATTTACTAATGTCAAATCTTTTTTTAACTTTTTTTATTTGACTATAACAGTATTCAAACTAAAATATATAATACTCCCTAATATTATTATGTTTATTTAAAAGCTAAAGCTTATTATATAGATGTAATTATATATGTCAAATATATTTATTAATTATTTTTTAGGAGGGAATATGAAAATAAATTTTACTAGACTCGTTATGCTTGTAGTGACAATACAAGTTACAATTCTGTCAGTCGTATCTCAGTTGCTTGGCTGACAAAAATGATTGCTGACAAGAGGTGACAAATGGCTGACAAAAGTAAATGAAAAGTTATACTGCTCAATCTGACATTTGCGATTTATTGTTTTTGTGTTGACACTGACATTCAGTTAGTCCATACTAGGACAAACAAGCGAATGAAGATTCGATTGCAGATAACTTCGGAGTTAGAAAATGATTACTGATGTCATACTACAGTTAGCCCCACCACCTAGTCAGGAGGGAACAGCATTACGATATGACTGCCCTTTCTGTGATCATAAAAAAACTCTCTCTATCAGAAACAACAATGGAACTATCCTGTATCACTGCTTCTCTGCATCTTGTGATGTAAGAGGAAAAGTGTCTGACAGGAAAGAGCTGACATTCAGCAAACCCAAAACACTTGCTGACAAACCTGTTCCCCTTGACTCACGTAGTTTTGTGCCCCTAAGTAGAAACTGCAAGGCACTCGACATGGTGGTCAAGCGGAACAGTTATGAAGCTTATCGAAAAGGTATTGCTGACATCCAGTATGATGTTAGGCAAGACAGGGTAGTCTTCATGGTAAAGAAAGATGACAAGGTCGTTGACGCTGTGGGTAGGAAATTATCTGACGCTGACAAAAGACCTAAGTGGTTTCGTTATGCAAGGAGCAAACATCCATTCGTTTGCGATGCACAAACTGACAGTGACAAAGCTGTTTTGGTTGAAGATTGTTTTTCTGCATGTGCTGTTTCTCAAGTCCACACTGGGATTGCACTGATGGGAACAAATCTTCCAAATGACTACTTGACAACCCTCAAGAATTACAGTAAAATAATAATAGCATTGGACAGAGATGCTTCAAAAAAAGCTGTTGAACTAACTAAACACATTAGGTTAGTGGTGCCAGCTTCTTTGACTTTTTTGGAAAAGGATATTAAAAATATGGAATTAAATAAAATCATGGAGATACAATGACAAGTCAAGCGAAGCCACATACAGCACCTACAAAGAGATTTGACAGGCAACTGTTTAATGCAAATGATCCTCAAACAAGAGAGTCAGCAAAAAAATTATTACCACCAAAATTAAAAGAAATACTAGGACTAGATGAAGAGCCTGTCTTGGAAGATAATCCAAAGGCATATGGCATTGATCTTATCTGTGAAAAACACAACCTCAGTGTTGAGGTAGAGACAAAGCATGGTTGGGGCTCTGGTAAATTCCAGTGGGGCGACATGCACATACCTAGACGAAAGTTTAGATATACAAAAATCGATGGTGAAGTTTTCTTTGTCGTGTTTAACACTGACAGAACACAAGCTGGTATAATGACGAAAGACTCTGTTAAGAAAGAAAGAGTAGTTAATAAATTCAATAGGTTATCGAGGTTGCATGAGGATTACATCTCGGTTCCTGTTTCGGAGATTATATGGGTGTAGCATGCAAAATCAATTACCAACAGATTATCAAAATTTTATTCACAAGTCTCGTTATGCTAGGTGGCGAGAGGAAGACGCAAGAAGAGAAACTTGGACAGAGACAGTTACAAGATACTTTGACTACCTAGAAGAACATTTGAGAGACCAGCATGGTTATCAGATTACAACTGACCTGAAGAACAGATTAGAAGATAGGGTTATCAATCTTGAGATCATGCCTTCTATGAGAGCACTGATGACAGCAGGACTTGCACTAGATAGATGCAATGTTGCAGGTTACAACTGCTCCTACCTACCAGTCGACAGTCAAAGATCATTTGACGAGTGTCTTTACATTTTGATGTGTGGAACTGGTGTAGGTTTTTCTGTAGAGAGGAAATACACAGATAAACTTCCTAAGGTAGCAGAAACACTTAGCCCTTCAGAAACTAAAGTGATAGTGTCTGACTCGAAAGAGGGTTGGGCTAGAGGTTACAAAGAACTTATATCATTATTATACACTGGACAGATACCACAATGGGATTTGTCTCGCCTACGCCCTGCAGGTGCTAGGTTGAAAACATTTGGCGGTAGATCATCTGGTCCAGACCCACTTGACGATTTGTTCAAGTTTACAGTAGAAATTTTTAAAAAATCTGCAGGTAGGCGTTTAAAGCCCATAGAGTGCCATGACATCATGTGTAAGATAGGATCAGTGGTAGTGGTAGGGGGAGTCAGAAGATCGGCTCTAATAAGCTTATCTGACCTTGACGACCAAGAGATGGCTTTAGCTAAGTCTGGTGAGTGGTGGAATGACGAAGGGCAGAGAGCATTAGCAAATAACTCTGTGTGTTACAAAAATACACCACCTATAGGTATTTTTATGAAAGAGTGGCTAAATCTCTACAACTCCAAGTCAGGAGAAAGAGGGATATTTAGTCGAGATGCTTCTGTTAGACAGGCAAAAAAGAATGGCAGAAGAAAGACGAAATATGATTTCGGAACTAACCCTTGTAGTGAAATAATATTACGACCATACCAATTCTGCAACCTAACAGAAGTAGTAGTTAGAGAAACGGATAGCATAAAAAGCCTAGAGAGCAAAGTATCAGATGCTACTATACTAGGAACATTTCAATCTACTTTGACGAACTTTAAATACTTACGCAAGATTTGGCAAAACAATACAGAAGAAGAAAGATTGTTAGGTGTATCTCTTACAGGCATACTAGATAATCCTAAGCTAGGAAAAGCAGATGACCTGAAGAAGTTACGACAAGTGGCTGTAGATACTAATTTAGGATTGTCAGACAGACTAGGTATACCTCAGTCAACATCTATTACTTGTGTTAAGCCATCAGGCACAGTCTCCCAGCTAGTAGATTCTGCGTCAGGCATACATGCAAGACATTCAGCTTACTACATAAGAACTGTAAGAGGAGATAAGAAAGACCCTTTAACTAATTTTATGATAGATCAAGGCATACCTCACGAGGATGATTTGATGCAACCACATAGCACTGTTGTGTTTTCATTTCCTATGAAATCGCCAGAATCTGCGGTTTTGAGAGATGATATAGACGCTATAACACAATTAGAAACATGGAAAACTTACCAAGAACACTGGTGTGAACATAAACCCTCAGTTACTATAACTGTTAAAGAAGATGAGTGGTTTGATGTTGGAGCATGGGTGTTCAATAACTTTAAAGATGTGGCAGGGGTGTCGTTTTTACCTCATTCTGATCACACTTATAAGCAAGCACCATATCAAGAGATTACTAAAAAAGAATATGATGCTTTGATTAAACAAATGCCAACCAATGTGGATTGGACATTACTTTCTAACTACGAACAAGAGGACAATACAAAGGGCATGCAGGAGTTGGCATGTACAGCAGATGCCTGTGAGATTGTAGATATAACATGATAAGCTTATTAGGCTCATTACTAGGATTCGGTACAAGTTTCTTACCTAGTGTTATGGGGTTTTTTGAGAAGAAACAGGCTAACAAACAAGAACTTTTGATGCTTGAAGCTAAAGCTAAGTATGCATCAGAATTAAGTAAATTAAAATTACAAGAGATGGATGCTCAGGCAGACATAGAAGAAGTAAAAGGTTTATATAAACATGCTGAGTCACTGGCACAGGCAAACAAATCTCCATTTGTATCTGCCTTACAAGCGTCAGTGCGACCAGTTATAACCTACGCTTTCTTTAGTGTATTTGCATTTGTTAAAATTACTTATGTGATAATAGCAGTGCAAAGTGGAACAGAAGTATTACCTGCTATCTTGGAAGCATGGGATTCTGAAAGTCAAACCATCTTTGCCGCTATAATTAGCTTCTGGTTTGGGAATCGTTTATTTAAAGCAAGGAGTAAATAATGGCTGGTGGAACAAGTTTTCAAAAAATACCTGAAGGTCAAGTAGCACCTTTATTTCCTTTTGGTCCTATGATGATGCATGCTAAGATGCCTATGAATATAGTTAGACAATTAAATAAATATGCAAACAAAACTATAAAAGATGAAAAGAAAGCTAAACGATTAGATCATTCTGATAATCTTGTAGGTAAACTTAAACAAGAATTTTTAATTGATCATACGGAGTTAGATAAACATACTAACTTTTTTAATCAAATTATAGCTAATTTTCTTCAAACAGAAATGGCTAGGCATTTTAAACAGTTAGCTAAGAATACAGGTTTTTCTATAAATTACAAGTCAGCATGGATTGTTCGTCAATTTGCTGGTGAATTTAATC